TAAAAGGGAGTTTGTCTCCCTTCTACAGGAAAAGAAGTCCACCCTTCTCCTTTCCCCTTTTATTCCGACCTCTAAATTTACCAGTTAGGGACTGAGTTCCCGTCAGCGTTACCTAGAGCTTGTTGTCTCTGTTCCATGTTCAGTCCAAGTACTAGATGGTTAGCGGAAGCTTGAGGATCGTCTAGGAAAGCGTCTAGGATGTCTTCCCATTCTTGTCTCTTACGAAGTTTGATTTCGTCTTGTGCAGAAATAGACAGAGCATCAGTGAAATACTTAACACCCATAGCTAGGACATCAAGTCTGTCATCATGCTTAACTGCATACTTCATACGACACATACGACTCATCTGATAGAAGAGCATGTATAGGAGCCGACTCTCAGGTGCACTTTCTGAGTTCGAGTTGTAATCCCAGTTAATAACCCCACGGTCAATAACAAGGCGATGCTGGTTAAGTACAGGTTCAAGCGAGTCGATAATTCTGTCTTCCTTCCGAACATTGGCACGAACCTCATCAATAAGTATTTGTTGTTTTGTTTGTTGAATATGTTTTTTAAAAAGTTCACTTACTATTCCATCTCCAAAGTTAGTTTCTACTACTAAGGTTGTAGCGTTATACTTTTTACAACCTTCTAGTATGTCAAGCAAGGTACTATCGCTGTACCCGTCTCTGTAGGCTCGCATCTCATGCAAGTAGATGAGGCCGTTCTTTTGGGATAGATAGCAAGCTGCCGTTTCATCTGTTCCTCGTCCGCTGGGATCGACAGCACAAATGGTTTCACTATATTCAGACCATTCTCCTTGCAATTGCATAGGTGAATAGAAGTAGTCTCCTGGAAGTCCCACGGTGGGTAAATCTTTAATGACGTTTCTAGGGTCTGAGCACCAAATGATATTTTCGGGTGCTTTAGTAGGATTAACAGAAGTAACGATAAGGTCAGCAATTTTAAGAGGAAACTTCTCAGCATCGCTAAGGGTTGTATCGAGTTGAAATTGAAGCATAAAGTTGCTCCTTCCCATCGCTGCTTCTCTTTCCAATAGATCTTCGTTATCGAATCTATCTGGGTCTGTACATTCTCCAACTTCTGCTCCTTTATCAATATCTTCTTGTAGTTGTGGTGCTAATAAACCTTCGTATGGCGTAGAATTTTTAGGAAACCTAGCTGGCCATACGAAAGGGCGGTAGTTTCTTTCAGCAAGTTTTCTATATACAGTAAATGTGGTCTGGGGAGTTCCCAGATACATAATGCGACTATCATCATGAGGTGTAAGTATAGATTCGGCTTCAGTACAGAGCTGTAAGAGTTTTTCTCTCATTAGTTCTGTCATAGAGTTACCTGGTACTTCTATATCATCAAGAATCATCAGGTCAGCTCTAGATCCAGTTAATTGACCAGTAATACCGACAGACTTAACTGAGGGTGCCTGGTGAGGTGCACAGTTAACATCAAAAGATATGCGTGACCAACGTGCGTCATCACTCTTAGGCTGTAGGTGTTTTAGCCAGGCTGTTTCGATAATTAGTTTCTGTAAAAAGATACTCATATTGTCTGCTCTTTCCTTAGATGCAGAAATTATCATTATTTTTTTTTCTGGGTTATTAAACAGAGTCCAAAGAACAAATGCTCCAGTAATCCAAGATTTACCAACACCACGAAAGGCTTGTACTTGTAATCGTTTAGGACCATGTTGTAAGTAGTCTGCAATAGCGTATTGTGCTCTTGTAGGTTGAGGTAGATTAAGCTGTTCCCATAAGGCTTGCAGAAACAGCTTGAAATCCCCCTGTAAGGCGTTTAAAACGTCATTCATAGGCTATATGATCTAATATTCTTTTCTCTCGTTGTGGCTTATATCCGAAGCGTGAACGCATCCAGTTCAGCCAGTAGTTACTACCTTTGTCCTGATTACATTTTGTACATGCTGGTACAAGGTTAGACTGTAAATTTTCTCCACCATATGTTTTAGGTTTGACATGATCGAGTGTAAGTTCGTGTAATTCATAAAAGTTTCCGCAATAAACACATTGACAGTTGAAGTGCTCTTTTATAGCTCTTCTCCAGAGCCGTTTAGATTCTGAACTTGTCATTGTTATTAGGTTTTGTAAGTAATGGTTAGGACTAGGTAGTAAAGGTGTCATGCTTTTTTTCTGCTTTGTCTATTCTTAGATCTATGTTGTGCTCTTCCGTCAGTAGTGCTGCCTTTATAATGGGCTGCATCCATCTTTGAACCTTTCGGTATTCCGAGTTTCTTTCTAAGTTTCTTTGCATTAGCTATTAAGCTTTTACCTTTTTCAGTTTTGTTATATCTAGATTGTTGTGCTTGACGTTTTTTTCTAGCATCAGCATTTTTTTTATAAAAATCAGCGGTTTTTGCCATAAAGTCTCCTTTGTACAAGTTCAGGGTCTACTTCTGGTAAAACACTTGCTAATTTTGCTAAAGGGTTACCATCGTAAGCAATACCGCTAATATCATTAGTCTTCAGCCAATCACAGGCTGCTTTTAAATCTTGAGTAGTAGCTTCACCACTCTTAACTCTGTCTAAAAACTCTTTTGTGACCAACTGATGCAGCTCATTAAACTGATCTTCAGTTGCTTTTTTCATTATTTAATATCTAAACCTTTTTTGACTATTTCTAATGCTTTATTATCAAGCTCATTATCACTAAGCTCTACGAGTTTTTCTAAAAGTTCTACTACAAAAACTTTGAATTTATCGCTTTTTAAAAATGTTAAAACGATTGGTTTTAGGAGTGCTAACATTGTTTTCTTTTAAGTATTGACTGATAGGTATGATGTCGTTACACATATGTGCAACTCTGGTTCCTGGACGAATCATGAAGCCTTGACGCATTAGCTCACTGCACTTGAGTGCTCGCACAAGCTCATAATCTAGTCGCAGCTTCTCTTCTTGGCGTTTTGCTAGTGACAAACACTGTTGTATACTTCGTCTATTTAGTGGAACCATAAAATTTATTTGCATGCCCCAATTTTCTGATATGACATAGCCGTCTTCAGTCTGTGGCTGCGTATCGTTGCCCATATAGAAGGGTGAAAATGTCATTGTTGAGCCATTACAGCTGTAACCACTGCCAAAATACTGTCGTGAAGGTCCACCATTGTTGTTAAATTGGACTGATTGGTTAGTATTATTGGACGTTGCAGCTGCTACAGGGTTTGAATTATTGGTTGTTTCTGCAAATATTGGATTTATTGAGAGAAGACTGATAATGAAGTAGTAGTAGCAGTAGTATTTATGTTTATTACTGCGTCTATCTCCTCGATTAGACCAGCTGCTCTGTTTGTTGTCTCTAGTTGCCATGCTTGGGTGTTATCTGTAACTGAGAATGTTGTTGCTGAGTCAGTTATATCTCCAGATGGAGTTACGTTTGTACCTGACCAAGTTTTTAACTCTGACCCATAAACTTTGGTATTACGAGTTTCTGTTATTGTCTGAGTAGTATTAGTAGTAGATTGCATACTCCCTTGACTCCACTGAGGAGTCACGGTGTTTGCATAAGCTATTGTGGGTGATAACAAAGCTATGATAAAGATAAATTTTTTCATTTTATTGCCTTTTGACATTCTGAACATTTAACTGGTCCTTTGCTATTTCCGTTTTTTCCGTTAGAAGTGGTTAGCCCGAATGTAGAAATACCTCCCGCAAAGATCGAAGCTAAAAATGTGATATCAGCTGCGTTAGAAGACTTTTTAATCATTGGAATATCTACATAATTTAAAGAAATGATAAATCCGCTCCACAAAACGACTCCTAATCGAACTATTGTTGATACCACTTCCATTCTTTCTTCATGAGTATCACATCCGTGCATTAACCCTTTCTTTTTTTCTTCTACTAATTTTTCCAATTGCTTGTTTTAGTAATGGTTTCATGGCTGTTACTGCCCATTTAAAAGCAGCTGTAGCTGTAAGGGTGGCTGCTACTGATACGACTGCCGTACCACCAGCAGTTATTAATATTTCGTTCTCTGGGACAGGTAATTTAAAGTTAGTAAAAGGTATATCAACTTTTCTTATACCAGTATCTTCTTTTTCTGTAGTATCTGCCTTAACACCATCAGGTGATTCCAAATTATTAGGAGGAACCACCATTGGTATATAAGAAGGCAAATCTGCTGTAGGTAGAGGTATAGTTTGTCTTGGTATTACTGGTGGAATAAATAAATCAATAGTTAGTAATTGCAATTATCTTCCAGATACACTTCCGCTGTTATTAAATGTAATTGATGCACGATTGTATATGTAGTAACCAGCAAGTCCACCACCAGAGCCATTGCTACCACTACTACCTCCACTACCCGGTTGACCTTGTTGGTTTGAAGGTGTAGGAGAGTGAACGTATTGACCCGGTGAGCCAGCAGAACCACTAGAACCGCCGTTTCCAGAAGCACCATTAGATCCACTGTATCCAAAATATCCTCCGGTTCCTCCGGTTCCTCCAGAGCCACCAGAGCCTCCGGCACCACCCGGGCCACCAGAATATCCATATTGTGGAACACCTTGAAATGTGCCCCCGTATGGCCCTTGTTGCCCTGCTCCTCCGGGACTTCCACCAGATCCACCAGATCCACCAGAACCTGTAGTTCTAGATTGGTTATATCCTTGACCTTGTCCTCCAGCTCCTCCAGCTCCTCCAGCTCCACCAGCTCCACCAGATCCACCGGGGCCACTGGCAAGTTGACTAAAGATGAAAGATCTAGGTCTAGATATACCACCATTACCTCCAGATCCACCTTGGCCTCCGGTTCCGCCACGGCCACCGCCGCCGCCGCCGCCATAAAGACGACCGTTAGAGGTAAGATTGATAGTAACGTTGCTTGTGTGTTGACAATATACAGCATTACCACCTGTACCACCAGCACCACTGGTTCCGGCAGAGCCTCCGTGTCCATAGACATAGCCATCAATGTCCATTATTAAACTTCCACCCATACCAGATGAAACGTAAAGAGCATGTGTATAAGTACCTCCAATAGTTACACCGCTCGGGACAATATATCTTTTAGGTACAGAAGAACTCCAATCACTACCAAAAACGGTAGCTAACACAACGTTAGTAGCATTGCTTGCAGTAATTTGTATTTCGTTTACTGCACTATAAAAATTTGAGATTGATATAGTACCAGATGTAGGCACAGAAGTATTATTTGCTGGTACACTGCCACCATTTCTATAATATTCAGACAAAGAATGAGGGACTGATCCGCCAAACTCACTAACAATATCTGTTATTTTTATTAATCCTGATGATTGAATAGCCATTAGCTCATACCTTCTGGAGCGTTTTCGTTAAATACTTTCTTTACTAAAAGAGTAGATTGTACACCTATTTCTTTTTCTACGTCATTGACTCCTGTTGGAAAGTTTTTTTCTTCATATAAACCTTTATATTCATCTAGCTCTGCTTTTAATTCATTAACAGCATTGATAAGAACACCAACTATTTTTCCATAATCAACAGACTTTACATCTTTACCATCTA